GAAGAGCTACACGAGTTAGAAGTTTATCGTGAGCATCATATTGAAGAGATCAATGCTGGAGACCATCATGATCCTAACACTATTGAACTATTCTGTGAAATGCATCCTGACGAGCCAGAGTGCCTAGTATATGACGATTAATGACAAACTTTTTATCATGGTTACTTGGAACTTGGTCTAATAAGCATCAAGCACAATCAGCTCCTACTTTATACAAATCCGTATCTGTTAGATGGGAGCAAAATGATGAGTTTATAAATTCGATTCATTGGGGTAGGAGAACACCCCATGAACCGTATTTAAAAACTTACAAGAAATTAGTAGAAGTATCGGATAAAGAAGTTATTTTAGAACATTGGGGTGGAACCTATAGTGGTTTGGCTCGCAATGAAGATTGTGATATGGTATTAAAGTATGATGGGCAAGCATGGTTAGGTAAGTTTGATACTAGTATGGATGAAACTGGGGAAGTTATAACTGGACATGCTGAACTTGGTGTGTATGGTACTAAACTTTTTATGAGAGATAGATTTTTAGATTCTAAAGGTAGAATTGTCTGGGGTGCAGATGAAATTTATAAGTACCTGAGAGTTCAATAAATATACATGATAAGACCCTAATAAAAATGAACCAGACAATAGATGGTATAATTAATGAGAATAATATTAACTTTGTAGGGAAGGACGGATTTTTCTGGTGGGTTGGTGAAGTAGAAGATAATGAAGACCCTATGGAGTTGGGTAGGGTTAGAGTTCGTGTGCTTGGATATTACACTAATGTTCGTGGTGGTACTACAGCAGATCTAAAGACAGACCATCTTCCTTGGGCAACAGTATTACAACATACATCTCAAGCTGGTAATGATGGTCAAGGTGAATCTTCGGGACAATTGCAACCTGGTGCAGTTGTTATGGGATTCTTTATGGATGGTGATGATGCACAGATGCCAATTGTAATTGGTGTTATGCGTATTAATAAAGCTGCAGCATCAAGACAGATAAAAGAATTTGCTTTCACTGGTGAAGATATGAAAGCAAGTAGCACAGGTACTATAAACCCTGCTTCAAATAGACCAGGAGATCCTAATGGTATTGGGTCGGATAATTTTAGAAGACCAGGATTACAAAATAATAGTGTATCAACAGTTGCAGCAACTACAACTACAGAGATTGGGGGTAAGGGGTCACCTCTTAATGTAGGTATGACTCCTGGAATTAATGGTAGTTCGGGTAATCCTCAAAAACCAAGACAACCTGCTAAACCAATACCTGCTGCTAATGGTGTTGGTGGACCTTGGAAGAGTTTAGATTATACTTTATCTTATTTGCTAGAAGACTTAGCAGACCAAGCTGGACTTTTAGTTAAATCTGGTGACCAATACTTAAATGTTATTACTGGAACTCTTGTAACAAATGCAGAACTTACTGCAAAAATACAAAATTTCTTAGGTACTGTATTCACTCAAGTTGTTAGTGCTATGCGTACATCGACTTCTAATCTTATAGATGATTTGGAGTTATCTGTTCTATTGAATAAGTCAACTGGAGCACCTTATGTAGTGCAAACTACTGTACAGGCAGAAGTAAGTAAGATATTATCTAGTCTATGTGCTATTGATAATAACCTAACAGATTTTATTAACACACCATTAACTACTGTAACAACTAATTTAGATTCATACTTATCTAGTTTGATTGATAAACCAACTTTTGTTACTCAGGGTGTTGAGGGTGTTATTAGCATTGTAATTTGTAATGTTGAAAAATTATTGAATACTCTTACTACTGTAGTGTCAGAAACTGAATCAGTAGTTGCTAATTATCAAGATGCAAAGGAAGTATTAGATACTTGGAAGGCTGGTAATAAGATATTCTCTGATAAAACTGACCTATTCACTAAAGATGTTAATACATTGACTGGGTTGATAAAATTATTTGTTGAATTTTCTGAGTCTGGTTGTGTTAGACCACCTAAAGGTGGTGAAGATGATGTTGGTTGGTTCCCTTTATTTGGTGTAACTCATTGTACTCCTGAAGAATTTGCTTCTATAGCAGTACTTAGAGGTGAAACTAGAGGTAAATGTGGAGAATCTACTACCATTGCTGGTGGACTATTTGATTCTGTATTCTCTGAAGCAGATCCTTATTTAACTACTGCTAAGACACAAGTTAATGGTTTGTTTGAATTATATGTTGGTACGCCTGGTCGTCAAGCAACTATTATAAAGAGAGAGAATGGTACCACACATACTTCAGTTAGTTTGAATAATGCTATGCACCAAGAGTGGATGGCTAAGAGAAAGATTAAAGAAGAGTTTCCAGATCTATCAGAGGATGAGGTTAGTATTGCAGCAGCAGAAGCAGTTGCAGCTTCAACTAGAACAACATCTTCACAGACCCCTTGGGTTAGATCTGCTGACAATTTACCAGATGGTGTACAAGGTTTATGGAGTGACTTCTTAAAAACTTATGGTGTTTATCCATCTAATACTTCGGCACTACTAGGAACTCATACTGGTACATGGGAAGTAGTTGTTACTGTTCAAGGAACATATACTTTTGAAGTACAGGCAGATAATCAAGGTAGTATTTCATGGGATGGAGTAACTTTGGGTCAGACATCAATGTTCCAATCACATGCTGTAACATCTACATTTACTGTGGAGAATGTGCAAGCTGGTACGCATACTATTAAGGGTTCTATAACCAATGTATATACTGAAAATGCTGGTTCTGGATGGGAAAGAAATCCTGCTGGTATTGCATGGACATTAAAGGATCCTACAGGAACAGTTATAAAAACATCTCTTGATGCATTTCCAGTTAGATATCATCCTAGTAGTGCTGCTAATGGTGATGAAGGTAATTTACTTGCCGATCATATTAGTTGGGCTGGTACTAAGACTGAAGAGGTACATGGGGATGACGCAAAGGTTGTTGATAATGATTACTGTAGAACAGTTCAAGGTGATTATAGATTAAAAGTAACAGGTGATTGTCATATTGAAGTTGGTGGAGGATTTTTCTTCAGTGCTCAAGGTGCTCCAAAATCTGTTAGTAAGCATGGTGTACCTAAAAGTACTGAGATTCAAAAACATATTATTAGTTTTGGATCTGATGTTGATATGAATGTTGCTGGTGCTGCATTTGAAATGCAAGCAGCAAACTTAAGAATGGCTGCAACTAAGACATCTATTACAGGTAAAGAATTTGAAAATGCATCAAAACTACAGAAGTATTCTGGTGTAGAATGTATTATTAGTGCAGATAACTCAATTGAAATGGTTACTACTGCATTGTATCAAAAGATTAATATTAATAAGAACCCTTCTGCAACTAAGTCAGGTATCAGTACCATATGTCATGGTTCTGTAGATCTTGCTCTTATGCCTGGTGGGTCTACAACTGATGCAGTACCTAGATTTACAGTCGCTAATCCTTCAGGACCAGTTTCTATGCAGTGCGGTTCAACTGGATTCAATTTAAATGTAATGGAAGGTGCTTATAATGTAATGGCACATGATGGACTCATTCGTATGGAGTCTAAGACTGGACCAGCAACTATTAAAGCAAAGGGTAACATTGGTATAAATGCTGATGGTGCCATTTCACAGACTGGTACTTCTATCTTCCTAAATTAAAGTACCTGTGGTATAATATTATTATGGATGAACTACGACAACAACAACTAATAGAACTCAAGGAAATACTTGAGGATACCATTCAGTATTTTTGTGATGAAAACCTGGTATCAGGTGAAACTGCATGGACAATGGTTGGTGCTTTATCTGATGCAAAATTAAACGTGGAATTTACTAATGACTGACATTCAAGATGTAACAGAAGAAGAGGCATGTAAAAACCTCAAATTTCTTTTGACTATGACTGAAAGGAATCGTACTGTTTGGAGAGTCAAATCTCCAGAGGGTGCAGTTGCTTTAATATCTCCAGTCATTCAGTCTGGTCCTCCAGTTGATGACGAAGTATTAAAACAGGTCGATGAATTTAGACAGGATTTTGTTGACAATCCTAACTAAATATCTTATAATCATCTAGTAACTGAGCAGACCAATGCGTCTTAAAAGCCATGAAACTCCTAGAAAGCGAGGACGCAACATCAAATCCCGTCTAGCG